GTGTGCAGACCAAAGTCGTCTTTAGTTTGATGATCCCGGTCGTGGCTACCGCTGATACTAACCTGAATCACGCCGGCGACCTCCTGCGAAGCGCAAGCTTCACAGGTAGTTTCTGGTTCAGCTCGGGTAGTACTGCTGCTGAACGTACCGACCTTCGACTCTCTGTGAAGGATCTCATGTTGGCACAGGTCGCTATTGACGCGATCGACAATGCCAACCCTGCGTTTGGTTGATCGGCAATGAAAGATGTGGTTTTCAGCATCTTCACTGCGGGGGGCCTCGCTTCGTTTAAGCTTGACGCTGTTTCGATGGCGACTCTGCTTAACTATAGCGAGCCCTTCCTCGCGATCGACCTTGAAGAGGCTACAGCGGAATGCTGCAGCTTCTCTACCAGCGAAACGCTAACTCCTCTGGTGTACGAGAGCGTGGACTTTGAGTCCGCATTTAATACTCTCGCTCGTCTCGGGAAGTAGTTATCGCTGGTTTCGCAACGGTTCGTTCTTTAAATCCTCAACCAAAGGAGTATATCTCATGAGGAAGCGGCCATCACTCCATGTGATGCAACGTAGCTTCGCAAGCGTGACAGGCACCTTGGCTTTTAAGTGGCTAAATGCCATTGAAGGTCATCTTGTGACCAAGCAGAAGGAAGCCATCATTCGTGGTGACTTCCTCTCTGTCGTGTCCGAATCCATCGATCCGTCGATGTATTCGAATGCCGACGTTTTCCGAAAAGATTACCTCGCTGTTGAGTTGATGTCAAAGTACCCCTCGTGGGACATAGGCGTCGACCGGCAGCAGGTGGCCGTATCGAAGCTCGTTGAGTCAGAAGTCGCGTGCGCCGAGTCTAACCATAGGCTGAAACGCCTCGTAGTGAACAGTCTTAATGACCCCTTCACTCGCGACGCCATCATTTGGATGGCCCGTGGAAAAATCGAGCGTCTCCTTCGTCCTTTTTCTTGGGACGAGGCGGAACGTCATTTTGCTTTCGGCCCGGGTGCAACATTCGGACTTAAGAGCAGACATGGCGATGCATACTTCAAATATCGGGCTAAGCCCGAAGCTACGAGGGAATGTGCGGTCCTGGCGTACACGAGTATTTCCCGTGTACCAGCGTGGTTTGATTACGCTGTGTCTTTGACAGGCAGGTCCATGGACGACTTTTTGGCTCTAGATCTCGCCTCGCGGGTGAAGGAGCTCATCGACGTTGTCCCTGGCAACCGCATCACTACAGTGCCGAAGAACGCAAAGACGAATCGGGTGATCGCTATCGAGCCGTGTATGAATGGTTATCTTCAGCACGGTATCGGGAAGGTCATACGGTTGCGTCTGAAGCGGGTAGGTGTTGATTTAGACGATCAAGAGAAGAACCAGGAACTGGCTCGTCTCGGGTCGATCGATGGCAGCCTTGCCACGATCGACCTCGCCGCAGCGTCGGACTCCGTTTCATTGGGGCTCGTTGAGCTGCTCCTCCCGCCCGACTGGGTTGCCGCGATTAAGCTAACGCGGTCTCCAGAAGGCGTTCTCCCTGACGGTACACGCCTAGTGTATCATAAGGTGTCGAGTATGGGCAATGGCCTGACGTTTGAGCTAGAGAGCCTGATATTTTGGTCCCTCGTCTCAGCCGTCATGTCGTTGTACCGCCCGATCGATCGTCGGTTCGCTGTATACGGGGATGATTTAGTGGTCCCCACCAGCGTGGTACCTCAGTTGATAGATATTCTCGGGCACGTCGGTTTTAAGACGAATGCTAAGAAGACTTTCTCAACTGGGCCCTTCCGTGAAAGTTGTGGAAAACATTACTTTCTCGGAACTGACGTAACACCCGTCTATATCCGCGAGGATATAACGTCACCTGCACGTCTGCTCTGGTTTGCCAACCAGTTGCGCCGCTGGTCCCGTCTTTCTTGGGGCCTCGACGGCGATTTGCAGAACGTGTATAACTACGCAGTTTCTCAGTTACCCGAAAAGCTGCGTCGGCCTACGATCCCTGATGGTTTCGGCGATTTTGCACTGTTCGGTGACTTCGATGAAGTCCTCCCGCGCAAGTGTAGCCGCGGCTCTGAAGGGTACGTAGGCGTGGTTCATCTCCCGTTCCAACGGGGGACGCCACTCAGTGATGTCCCGTACTTCCTACGCCAGCTTAACAAAGCTGGCGCAGAGCGTCCTACCCTGGATGCTCTGATTCGAGAGTGGGTCTCACGACCGGCTCTGAGGAAGCGGGAACTGGTCGTACCTGTGGGCGAAGGCGTTATTCTGCCCTCGTCCCCGGTACGATGGAGATCTGTAAAGATCCCCTGTGCACTGTGGGAGAATCACGGACCTTGGCTAGGCTCGTGACCTCCACCTCTTTCCGTCGAATATACCTGAC